CTGGCTCTTAATATTTCCTGTAAGAGAAGCACAGATGTATTTTTGTCTCCTGCTTTTACTGTCTCTGGGTTAAACATATATTTCTCTCCTGTTTGTGCGGTATTAGGCAATGCATTTTCAGATTTTGCGGGTACAGATGCATCAGATGCAATACTATAATCTGGTGTACAGAACTTAGTTCCGGGCATCTGACTGTTAAGATAACTCTTTGCGCAGACACCGCCGCCATTTGCAATAATTCCAGATGCGCCAGAAGTATTTCCCTCGATGGTATAGAACCTGTCTCCGATTACAGCCGTTACGATGCCGGTATGAGCAAAAGTTCCGTTACGATAAAAGATTACAATATCGCCAATCTTTGGATTAGCGTTCCTTGTAAACAGATTACCAAGTGTTGGGCAGTAAACATAGGGCCAGTGCTTCAACAGTTTTTTTGCTTTTTCCTGTCCGAATGCTTCCATAAAACACCAACTCACGAATGCAGCGCACCATGGCTGTCCTTGATAATCCGGTTTAATATCTCGCCAGTATTTTGTATAATTATTTTCTCCGGCATTTGCTGTCTTCCTATCAAGCTGACTATTACTTGCCTTTTCAAGATATCCGATTTCATTCTTTGCGATCTGGATTAATTTATCAATTGCGTTCATGCTTGTTTCCTCACTTTCTGGAAAATATGTCTTTAATGCGTTATAAACAAATCTCTGCCTGTCCTTATATGCCCCGACTTGGTTCCCTGTGTCCGTCTGGCAGGCTGCATAGAGACTGTCCAATGTGTATGGTTTCTGGGTCTTTTCCAAAATCCTCGTTACTGCTCCTTGCCCGCCTTGATGTCTAAAGTTCACACACATAGATTGCGCTCTGGCGTCAGTAACGCCCTGTTTAAGGGTTTCATCTGTATAAGTGGCTAATTGTTCATCCATAAGGTTATCTTGACATTTAACGCCCAAATCGGACGAAATAAGGGTAACTATAGTATCAGCAAGCTGTGACACTCTGGAAATATTGAAACATTCCCAGTTTGCGGTCTGGACCTGTTCCAGAAGTCTGACCTTGTCTATCTTCTCCCACTGTTCCGGGTCAGCATCGTAAATTCGTTCCAGAAGTGTTTTAGCTTCAGTTCCGTACCATGCTCCTGCCCCGATTGTAATTGCGTGTTCTTCAGAAGAATTGGTGTAGGCTTCCGTGAAGTCCGAATAATCCTGTTGTCCATAGACCTGTCCGCCAGTTTCGACCGCATAAATAATCTTCCTGAGAACTGTTTTTTGTTCGTTTGTCATGCGTAAATCTCCTATATTTTATACTGACACAATTAGACTATTTTATCTGGATAGGTATTTATAAATTTTATAAAAGATTCTGGTTAACTAAAGCCCTCTTTAGTTAATTAGTTTCCACTTTCGGTTCTTCTTCCTTATTAATATCCATCAACTCATTATACTGTTCCTCGGTAATCCTGCCCGTTGCGAAGAAAATATCAATCTTATTTTTCAAATCGTCTGTCAGACCGTTTCTTTCTTTAAGTTTTAATAATGTTCTATATAACATAATCATACCTCCAATTCTGTTAATGTTACTGCGTATTCGCTGTTGACATAGGCTTCTGCCGCCTGTAAATCAGTATCCTGCGTACGTGCGTCCATATCATAGATGTACTCCCTCGTATCGCCTATCTGCTGTTTTACATAGTTCCAACCGTTCTCCATTGAAATTGGATAATTGAATACTGTATATCCGTCAAGCTGTTCTGAATTGATAGATATGTTTGTAGTTGGGTAGTATGTTGCAAGTGCTTTAAATGCGACAATTTCTTCCTTGGTGAGGTCGATTTCTTCGGGAGTTTCAAGTTCATAAATAATTTTTACATTATGATTACCGACAGGAAGATAAACTCTTAATTCTCCTGCATTACTTCCTGATATACAAGCTTGTTTTGAAGCCCACCCTTGGTTAATATCTTCATAAACTATATTTGTAATATTGCAAATTACATTTTTAGTAAACGGAATATCATAATCGTAACTACCTAATCCGCCAACAGACCCAGCGACAGCAATGCTTATAGTGTCAGATTTTTCCTTGCTATGTCTCACCAACTTCCCACGTTCCACATCCACATAATCCGCAATATACTGCTGTCCGTCGATTGTGACGTTACCACCTGAGCTTACAGGGATAGCGTTGAGAGTGTATGGGAGAGTGACGGTCTGTTCGTGGTAGGGTTCGAAATCGTCGTAGGTGGCGGTGAGATCGGTGGTGAGCATTGGTTTGAAGAGGAGGTTTTTAACGGTTGTACCATTTAAAACAACTATCGCAATTTCATCAGTACCTTTTCCAATATTAGATATTATAGAACCATCGCCCTTTTCTTCTGTTACGTTATTCCACGTACCGTTTGGAAGATAACTCACATAACTTCCAGCTGCTCCTGGAGATCCAACCAATTTCCGACCGCTCTTTGCAATTATCTTTCCGATTCTAAATGACGGGTTTCCTCCACTCGCAGTTCCATTCAGTGTATATGTTCCATCTCCATTATTGGTACAAGTAACGCCATTCACTGTGGCAGTCTGCAATGTGGCTTTCAATAAATTCTTCCCACACACCTTCACCGTTGGATTCACAACGCTCTTAATCTCCTGCGGATAATCAGGGTTTGGGCTTGGGATGCCGCCGGTGTATGGTTCGAAATCTGCATAAGTAGCTGTTGTATCTGTTGTAAGCATTGGCTTAAATATTAGATTATTTACTGTTGCGCCACTTTTAACTATAATTGCTATGCTACTTTCAGATTCTTTAAAACTGCCAATTGATATTCCAGAACCATACTCATCTAAGATTTCTGGATTTCCACCTTTTCTGTATGATCGGAGAAAATACTTTTGTGCTGAACCACCACTAGGACAACCAACCATTTTAAGGGAGCTTGCACTACCATATACATCTGCAAAATTATAATATACAATAAAAACTGCAATGCCTGTCGCTGTACCATTTACAGTATAAGTCCCATCACCGTTATTCGTACAAGTAACACCATTCTGTGTAGTAGTCTGTAACGTAGGATTCAGCAAATTCTTCCCACTATACTGTTTCTGCTCGCTCCGTCCATACAGCACCATATCCATGATCTTTCCGTCATCAGAGTCTGCCAGATGCGTCTCCCCTTGATTACTGGCGTAGAACTTAGTGATTTTGGTGGATATATCTTCCTTTAGTGAACCAGTTTCCGTTTTCAGTGAAGCAATGTCTGTTTTATTCTGCTCGATCTGCTGCGCCTGTTCATCACTCATATTGTCGCCTTTTGGCCCAACATCGCCCTTATCACCCTTGAGTCCCTGCGGCCCAACATCGCCCTTATCACCTTTGGGTCCCTGGATTCCCTGCGGACCCATAATATTACCAACGTCTTCACTGTCTCCATCCGAAAACATTATTGTCAGATTTCCGTCTGTGTCAACAGAAGCTGACTTAATAGATATTCCTCTTAGCGATTCTTTCTGCTCGGGAGTTAACGATTCAAATGCTACGGTACCATCCGCACCCTTTTCTCCCGGATCGCCTTTATCTCCCTTTTCACCTTTTGGACCCTGCGGACCAACAAATTCTCCGGCATTCACCATCTCTGAAATATCCTCAATGGAACACAAACGCCTTACATCATTAGCTGCAAACGCAATATACAAAGCTTTACCAGATGGAACGGACGGGTCATTGCCAAGAATCGCAACGGGCTCTCCGGGACGAATTTTTGACGTATCAAAATCGGCATACATACCGCGCCGGAATTGTATTGTATATGTATCAGCCATATTAGACTTACCTCCTTATGAAAGGAAATTATTCCTTATGTAATTCTTTACAGAATCAAGATTTTTCTGCACATTGTCATCCATTATAAGGAAATTGCCTTTATTGTTCTGACTGATAATACTTCCTGTATTCTCATCTACTTCTGAATATGTATATGCAATTCGACTTCCTTCTCCAGTGCTAAGATTCATAAAACTTGTTAAAATCTTTTTCATGATATTACCTCCATCTGATTGATAATGCTTAATCTGTCGTTAATAAGCTCTGATTCATAATCTGGTTCCAAGACCTCTGCTTCTTCTGACTCATAATTTGGTTCCGGGATTTCTATATCTCTTGCGTCTGTATAGGCCGTATCTCCCGGGTCAGTAAATCGCATATGTTCATATTCGACTTGTCTTGCTTTGATTTCGAACGAAAATTTAAGTCCCGGAGTTCCTTTTACAATAAAATAATTCTGCTCTTTCTCAGCTATCCAGCAGTCGCCCTCTCCTTCTCTTTGCAAGAACACATAATATTTAATGCCGACATTTGCAGATTCCTGAAAGATATCATCTATGTCAATCATACAAGTTCCGTCATCCGATATTACAGACTCACCGATATCTCCAAAGAATGGGGTTGGCATTTCATAGCAGTAAAAGAGCTGTTCATCATAGTCTATCGTCGAAACTGATCTTGATTTTGTCCCACTTACTTTCAACTTTCCTCTGATAGAAGCATCTGCAAGGTCCGTTCCTGTTCCGACGCTATAGAAATGACCACTGGCTTCTACATGTGTACCTGCTGTAACTTTTTTTGATGCCGAAACGCTGTCTGCCGAAACGCTTTTATTAAACGAGGCTGAACTTGCATGTACGGTTCCTGTATAAAGATTGATTCCTCTAATTCGTGTTCCATACAACGTGCCGTACCCCGGCACATATACTCCTGTATTCGTCTCTGAATAGATTTCTCCACCCGAAGCGTCTAACACTATTTGTCCATACGTGCCACTTGCCGAAAGCTTCTGGTAGCCAACTTCCCATCCTGCTAATTCGCCTGTATTAATATAATCAGCATTCATGTACACATTGCCATTTGATAGATACAGGCCTTTATTACTACTGTTATCACTTAGCACATCAATAATCTCTTGTTTAGACATCTTTCCTATATCAAGATTACTAAGCGCATTGTCTGTATAATTTTTTGCATTCGACAGCGCTGTTGAAGCCTTGTTCTCAGCAATACTGTATATCGTATCGCCATTTGCTAACACGAATGTATTAGGCCTGAGCGTAACATTTCCGTAGTTATCAATCGCAAATGTTGACGTTCCAGAACTGTTTGTAACGTTGATGTTCTTCAGATTAATCAAATCAGCTGAAATCTGACCTGATTTAATATAAGAAGCGTTTATATACAGATGTCCGTTCTGCATATAAATTCCCTCTTGTTTGCCATTGTCTGTCAGAGCATTAAAAACTCTTTCGAAATTGACAATTTTTTTAGCATCCAGTTCCTGCCAAGTACCATCAGTCCCAGAAAACATATATACCTGGCTTGTAGAGAAGTTCATGAATATCGAGCCGTCATGCTTTTTATATTCTTCGCTTTTCCACTCAGATGCTGGATAATTCTGCAATGTTGGCACATACGTGCCATAATAGTTCGGGATAGTCACATTGCTTTGAACTGTCCCATCCACAACATCCTTGGCAATTTGTTCAATAGTTCTGCTTTTCAGGGTAAAGTTTTCAACTTCTAATGTGACAGCACCTGTGTCGGCATCTATTCTTAATGTCGTATTCCCGTTATTATCTTTCGCTGTGAAGCCTCTTGTATTAATCCATTCTGATTGAATACCGATGGCATAGAGAATATTCAGAACGGCATCTCCATTACTATCAAAGCCGGCTTTCCATGTCTGACCCCCATCTACTGACAAAAAGAATCCATCGACACCTGTCTTATAAATTACTTTAGAATCAGCAAGTGTAGGTTTATCATGCCGGTACGTAATTACGGAATCATCTTCTTGTATTTCCTCTGTATAGAAGAAACCTAGCGTGTTTGCTGCAAGCTCGTTCATTTGTTTGAGCTTTACGTCATAGGCAGATAGTTTCTTTTCTATATCTTTTTTTGACTTCTCTACCGCTGTTTGCTGATCACCAATAAACTCGCTTGCATCTTCTTCAGCACTCTTTGCGCTACAGCTCCATGATGTTGAACCGCCGAACACAAACTCTATGTCGGTCGCAAATGATCTAAAAACACGATTTTTAGTGTCGATAAATTCGACCGGGTCTCCGAAAGTGGCGTATCCGTTGGCAATTCCATCACATGAGAAAGGACGCATTCGTAGGCCGATTAATTGATTTCCAATAGCTTCGACTCCTGCCTGTGCATTTCCTGACAATAGCTGATTATCAATAGTGATTACATAGCCGTCCTGACCCGACATATATTCTGTCTCATCTTCTACATATTTGACGCCTGTTACAATAACATCATCTACGTCATATTGTAGATTCTGAATTGAAAATAACGCGTGATAATCGTTATTGCTTAACGTACCACCATCAATCACAGTTCCTGTTGTCCATGGATTAAGCGTGCCACCATCCAGATCATCACCATTTGTCCAATTTTTTACTGTTCCGCCATCGTAAATAGTCGTATTGGTAAATGTCTTATCAAACGTAATAATCCTGAGTAAGTCATTTTCGTCGATTCTTGCATTTCCACCGGCTATCCCGGCACACATTCCGATTACTGTACGGTATGTCGCATTAGATGGTGCTTTCCGAATCTGAAAGTCCGCATTTGGGAACATTGCATCTCCAAGAGTGATTCCACATTGCTGACAGCATTCTGAGAGCAGTTCCTTGACTGTGCAAGGAAAAGACAGGTTAGAATCATATGTCTTATCAGCGTTATGCATCTTATCTAAGAGAGAAAGACTTATTTCGCTTGCCGTTGCAGGCTTTTTCGATACAATATAAGTACCTCTCTTTATAGTTTCTATCCTGTCAGATAACTGCACATTGAGAAAGATAACAAACCTTGCAGCATTAAAATTATATCCGTCAAAGCGTCCGTCATCATTTACCAATGATAAGCTTGCCGTTTTTTCTATTGCTACGCCCACCGGGAAGTCCCCAGAGTCCGCTGAATCTACAAGACTATTTCCAGACAAGTAAAAATCTTTTTTGTCCAGCTTAAGAGTTGCGCCATTTGACAATGTAACATTTGCTGTCACGTAATAATTTCTATTTGTAATAGATTCTTTCTTCAACTGAGTAGATACATTTATCAAATCGGCTCAATCCTCCTTACATTGATAGACAAATCTGTCCACTTTTCTTCCCCGTCTTTCAGAGTTTGTGCAGCCATGTTGAAATTTGATGCGTAGAATGTTCTATCTACCCATCTTCCCGGAATGGTTGGGTCTTTGTGATGAAACGTGAATTTACTTTTGTTAAGCACAGCATTTAGTATGGTTGCTATTTCAGTCCACGTAAGCTCGCCCCATTGCATGTCATACCCGCCAATTGTTCCCATTGGTGTATTGTGCATAATCAAATCCTGACTTCTTTTAGAATCTTCCGTAGAAGTGGTTGCGAACACCGGCTTGTAGCTGTCCGGTGCTCTTATAACAACGTTGTCTATCTTGAATTGTTCCTGCGCCATATTCTTCTCCTTATGCTAACTCAAATGGGTTCTTCCCGTTCCGGTTTCTTCTCATTTCAGCTTCACTAATAATAATATCTAACAGTTTTCTGCCAGATGCATTAACTGTAACATTGTAGGTATTTCCGTCTCCCTGTCCTTTTCCTGATTCTTCCCGGACGATCTGACGCAACAGGCTTTCCGGTGCTTCCAGGTTATTGCCTTTCTTCTGATCGCCTAATACCGCAAGGAATTCTGACCTTGGTGGAATAACTGCACCACTGGCCAGATATGGGATAGTTCCGATACGTGGAAATGTTGCATGAAATCCAATAGTCTTTGAGCCAAACGGTGTTGGAACAGTCCAAGGCCCAAAGGAAAATGCAGATTCAATTCCACCAATTGCATTATTAATCATCCCAACTGCATTATTAACAATGCTAATCGCCTTATTAATTGGAACTTTGATGAAATTTACAATGCCCTCAAACGCAGATTTTACTGCATCTCTGGCGGCGTTAAATTTACTAGTAATGGCATTTCTTATTGCTTCCACTTTGCTAGAAACAAATGTAGTCACGCTTCCCCACACTTGGGATGTTTTATTCTTTACGCTATCCCACACGCTCGCAACTTTTGTTTTAATTGCATTAAACACTGTGCTGGCTGTGGATTTAAGAGAGCTCCAAAGGCCAGAAAGTGTCTTTTTGATTGCGTTCCAGATTGTTGAAGTCAATGCTTTAATCGCATTCCAAGCAGTACTGATGATGCTCTTTATTATACTCAACGCGCCTTTTGTTACGGTTTTAATTATCTCCCACGCACCTGACACAACATCTTTGATAAAACTCCATGCTCCATCCGCAATCTCTTTTATTCCCTGCCAAGCCAGTTCCCAGTCTCCTGTGAAAACGCCGACAAGAAAATCAATGATTCCGCTCAGTGTATCTGCTACATCACCAATTATTTTAATTAATGATTCCAAGACTTTTATTGCTGTGGTTCCTACAACGTCAATTATCTTTGCCACAACCGGAAGCAAATTTGCGATTATCCAGTTAATCAAAGGCACTAACACTGACTCCCACAGAAGTTTCAGAGAATCAATGAGTTTTCCGAGGAATGTTTCTATCTTTAAAATCGCATCCCCTAACGGTCCCTCTAATAGCCCTTTGAACTGTTCTGCCAGTCCTTGCAAAACAGGAAGAACGTACGTGTTATATCCAGTTATCAGAGTTCCAAATATGCTTGATAGTCCATTTGCTATAGAATCAAAGAGCGGCTTTACGTGTTCATCGTATAACCTCGATATTGCGTCACTAAGGTTTTGAACAACTGTTAAGACCCCACTTGTTACAGTTTCTATTACTCCGAGGCTACCCTCGATTGCGGACTTTAAAATGTCCTTGTTGTCGATAAAAGGCTGCGCAATCATGTTAAGGATATCTCTGCCAAGTTTTGCAGCCGTTTCTGTAAGAACCATTCCGATTTCAGCAAAGATTCCGATTAAATCCGAAGTAATCTGCTGTGCGGTTTCTCCACCAAAAACTGAGAAAACATCCGCGAAGGCGACTGCAAGATTCCCTGCGATTTGCGAAATTTCAGAGCCGATATTGAACATATCTATCAGATAGTTCTTTATTCTTTGCGTGTTCTGCTTTAAAAACTTTTCAATTCCGCCTATAATGTTTTGCGCAATTGTCAATCCAATTCTGGCAAATGAACCGGCAACTTGTCCAATTGCATATGCAAATGAATCAAGAAAATTATTTGCTGCTTTAGTAACTTCTGAATCAGTAAAGATATCCTTTAAAGATTTCCATATGGAATCGAGATCCTTTTTTATTCCGTCAAAAATTGGCTCGTAATCTCCTAATCCATCCCAGAATCCTTTTGCAATTAACTTAGCCAGCTGCTTAAATCTGTCGATTATCTTTTTTAGCGGTTTTGACATCTTATTAAGAACCGTCTCGCCCTCTGCTACCTTTCCGTAATCAACATTTTGTACAGCATCTTTCATCTGATCTGCAAGTCCGCCAGTTGCGCCCGGTACTTTTGACGATGAATCCGCACTTTTATCCGTTGAGTAATTATTTATTTCGTCGAGAGGACTAAGATATCCTTTTGCCGCCTTAGTGGCTTTCTTAGTTGCGTCTGCTGTATCATTTGTTGCATCTGCCAGCTTTTCGGCATTGTCGGCAGCATTTCCATATTGGTCTGCCGTATCAGCTATTGCATCTGTCCCGGCAAGACCTGCGCCACTTGCACCTGTCTGACCAGAAGATTTTTTCCCGGTGATTAACTCCGTAAATGACTTGAAGGCATTCGCCAGAGTTGCCAGTTTGCCCAGTAAAATATTAATAACTCTCAAAACGGGAGTGAAGAGATTGATTAATCCCTGTCCGACTGTTGCCTTGAGAGATTGTAACTGCAGCTGCATCACTCGCACTTGGTTCGCCCATGAGTCAGATGTTCGAATGAAATCACCAGATGCGGCAGATAGCTGTTTCTGCACAAAAGCCAAACGAAGAGCCACTTTCTCCTGTTCTGTCATTTCAGATGTGGTTTTGCCGTAGCCGTTTGCAAGTGCGTACTGGTCAAGTGCCGACTGAGTCATTACCACGCCGAGGTCCTTGAGTGTTTCCGTTTCACCTGTAAACACTGATTTCAGTTTGATATAGGCTAAGTCCTGACTGATGTTGTAAAATGATGCTACGTCACCAGTCAGCTGTGTCAGAGCTGTTGACATGTCGTAAGCCTGTGCTTCGGAGAAACCGAACGACTTAGACATTGCTCCGAACGTTCCGACATACTGTTTTGCCATGGTTTCTGACAGTCCGGCAGAGGTCATAGCATTCTTTGCAAATTCGTTTACCTTGTCCGACATGGTTGTGAATGTAACATCGACCACGTTCTGCACTTCGGCAAGGTTAGAGCCGAGTTCTACGCATTCCTTACCGAACTGCGTCAGTTTTCCAATCGCAAATGCTCCGCCAATCAGTACGCCTATTTTTTTTACTACGCTGCCAAGTCCGTTAAAAGACTGCCTGATTGCTGATACGCCGTTTTGCACGCCTGATGTGTCCATTCTGGTATCGATAATGACTGAGCCATCAGCAGCCATGTGTCCACCTCCTAACTATTTGAGGTCCAACATCTCATTCAGCTTATCTTTATAAGCTTGCTCTTCATCGCTGAGACGTGTTTTTATGTCAATAATATTCTTATTTTCCTGATAGAATTTCTTTTCCCATTTATCCAGGCGTTCGCCTTTTGCCTTTTTTGACCGGATTCCAACAACTGTATTGAACAGGCATTCACCGGATTCCATGAAATATCCGAAGAACGTCCACCAGTGCATATACGGTACGGCTCTGACTTCTTTGCCGGCAACTTTGTTTACCGCCGGAATAATCATATCTCCATCCTGTTCCCAGTCCATTAATCGGGGCTTGGGGCGGTTTGGATTATCGTCCGACTGTCCACAGTCGATAAACTCATAAGCTTTTTGAAGAGCTTCGTTTAAATTTTCTTCTGGTATCTCCCACCATTTTTCGTACATTATCTGAACAGCAATTATTGCTTTCGCTTCATTGCTAAAATTCGGATTTCCAAGAGCGATTAATATGCCTATTATTTTTCGAAAATCCGTTCTGATAGAAAAATCCACCCCACTTATGTTCAGTGAGGTGGGTAGCTCATAGGCGGTCATTTCGTATATTTCTCCACGTACTTATTGACCGCTTCCTGCATTTTTTTCTTTCTCTTTTCAATTTCCGGAGTAAGTGCTTCATTGATTTTGTCCAGAACGATATAGGCAAACACCTGACCATTTCCAAAAACAGTTGTTGCGGTAATTGGTTCTTTGAATAAATCCTTAGATGCTTCGTATCCGAGCATATAATTGATTTTGTCCTCGATCTGCTTATTAATCTCCGCCATCTCTTTGCCGGAAGAGACATTTTTAACAGATTCCTGAGCCTGTTCAAAGAAAGTTTCCAATTCTTCCGCTCTTGCTGCAATGTTGATGTCGGTAGGATTCAGTTTGAATGAAGAGAACACTTCACCCTGCTTGTTCGTGAATGTGAAAAGAAGAAATCCATCATCAATGTTTGTATTAATTGTTTTTGCCATTTTCTATGCCCTCCTAAAAAAAATTATTCGCTGTCAGCTGTAAATGTGCCGGAACTGATATCAAATTTTCCTTTTACTCGTTCGCCGGTATAATTGACGGTAAACGGAATCTGATAGCCGGATGTATCACCACCGTAGCTTGTCGGCACAACGTAGCAATCCTGCTGATATGCTTCATACTTGCCTGCTGTAGCTTCCGTCCAGAGATGGACCTCAACTGCTTTTGTTTTGAGATTATCGTCTTTGTATCTGTTGTCTACGATCTTCTGCAATGCTGTGAACAGATCAGAAGTAGTGTCTGCATAGAATGGATCAGCGTCAGAAGAAACTTCATAGCCATTGTGTTTAAATGTGGATTCTCCGAGAATGTTTTTAGATGTTTCGGTGTCTGGATTGAGTTCTACGTTATACTCTTCCAGATCTTTTCCAAGGCGTTCATATTTCGGTGTCAGTCCTCCACAGAGGGAACCTGCGTCGATATAATGAGCCATATATTTACGGTCAATCTTGCCTGTAACTGCCATAGAAATGTCCTTTCTGCCTATAACTTTTAAAAGGCTGTGTAGGTTAGCGACTATCTCTAATTGATAGCCGGTTGTTACTTGTTATATTACTTCATAAGTGTTTTCGTAGCGTACTGACAATGGCAATAACCAATCCTGTACGCCACTCTCCTGTGGCTCTAAACCATAGGAGTTATCGCGAGTAATGCGTTTTATCACTCGTCCCTGTGAAAGCTCAGGAAACGCATTTAAGCGTGTCTCAGAGTCATTTATAATAACTGGTTCTCGACATATCCATTTACCAAGACTGTCGAGGAATTTCTGAACAGATAGTTTCTGCCTTTCCTTGTCGGACGCTGTTCGGTATACCACATAGAAGGGGTACTGGCATACCTGGTGCATTACGCCACAAACATCTTCTTTTTCTGAATAAATCAAAGCTCCATTATCTGCCGAGAACGCAATTCCTGATTCCTTGCCAAGTTCTTCAAACTTGATTGTTTCATTTTCATACAGTCCCGGATACTGGTTCAGAAGTGCTTTCATGGCATCTGTCAGAATTTCGTATCCGGTTGCGTCTTTTCCGATAGGTTTATCTGCTATGCCTGCCACCTCCTGCCTGTGCTTTTACTTTGCGAACCCATGTGTCACCATATTGCCGTTTAGCGGCATCAAACCACTTTGCCTGTGCCTGTGGGTGAGCCTGTTTGGTGTATTCAAGATTTTCCTTTGCGGCTGTCCGACCAGAAAACTGACTAACGAGAACTTTCTTTGCTCCACGTCTTGCGTAGGGACTTCCAGTTGCTTCATCAACCATTCCTTTCCCCTCGTACAGAAAACGTCCATAAGGAGCCGCCGCCGCGCATACTTTCCCAGTTCCTTGTAAGGATGTACTCTCAACTCTTGTTCGGTTGATAAAGTCCCCTGTAATCATCGGCATAAACGGCACCATACTGTCCATAACCATTCCATCAAGGAGATACTGGGCTTCTTGATACTGCCTTGAGAACCTGTCCATATTCAGTTTGATTTTCATATCTCCATCGACTATGGAGAATCCTTTGAAATGATGAATTTTACTCATATCACTTACCCAAAATCTCAAAGTGTGGAATCAGTGTGTACGGACCGCCTACACTGGTAACCTTAAACACGTTATCCTTGTTCTCGTTCATGTACTGGTAGAATCCGTTTCGATAATCACCATCAGTTACTGCTCCACCAGTCCATTCACCCTCCCAAAAGAATGATTCGTCCGAGAATGTGATAGTATCTTCCAGAGCATTGTTAATCTGCCTTTTCCACTCCTTCGAAGACACCCATGGGAGAATCTTGCCATCTTTATCGGTAATGGTTATATCACCGTTCTGAACAGCATAACGAACGTGCAACTGTGCGTTGTCAGTTGCGTCTGGTCCGTACTTTTTAAGGATTGCTCCCTTGTCCGTAATGAGGTCAACGCCGGATAAAACATGAGGATACCAGTACGCATCTCCTGTTGTGGCACTTTCGTAATAGTTGAAAAGTGTAATTTTAGATGAATACATGATACCCTCTCCTTAATTATTCTTTCTGCACTGTCTGCTTAATAACCTGATTCACTCCGGTTGCCGACAATCCGTTAAACATACCGACTGCAACTGCTGTGATATAATCCGTTGCCGGGAAATCCGGGATAACTCCCATTCCGACCGCTCCGAGAATCCCACCAATAACCGCCATGATCACCGGAATCCATTCATCAGAGATTCTTTTTGATGCCTTACAGCCCATTCCTACGATGTAGCAAATCATAACGATTGCGATACATGAGCCAAGTGTTGAAATGTCCATAATCATACCTCCAAATCAACTTTTTCCATAACTGCCCTTGCTTCCAGAACAGCAATATAATCCGTCATTGCTCTTACCTGCATATTGTAAGTGCTTCTCGGACAAGTAGGAGTAAATGGGAGTTCCCCTTTGTCCCACTTTTCAAGCATATTCGCAAGTTTCTTATATCGAACAACCACCTGCATATACTCTGCCTTAAAGCGTTCCTTGTAATCTGCACTGTTCATCATTTCAACTGTCTGTTTTAATTCCATTATTCAGATACCTCCTTAAATTCTTCTTCAAACTCATCCTTTACCATTGTATCGAAATACCCTTCTTCATCACGCAAGACGTAGTCTCCGGGCTCTACGAGTACCGAATCAACTCTTTCGCCATCTCTAAATAGAGCAGGATATGCAGAAATCTCAATGTGCGGCGGGTTAAGATTATTATTAATTTTTACCGAATTGCCAACAAACTTCTCAATTTGAGCTATGCTTTCAGGAGTGGTAAAACACTGAATAGCTTCAACTATAGTCGGTTTTATTCGTACATATTTCATACTCACACCCCCGCATAAAGAATCGGTATTCCATCATCCGTCCTTACTCCCATTAGAAGTGGTAAAGCTGTTTTTAAGAGCAAGTCGTTCGTTTTCTGTATATCTCCAGCGGCGGCATACACTGCACTCCATTCCTTTGCACCTGCTCCAATCTGTTGAGGTGTGGCGTAAGAAATTGATTCACTGCCAGAAGATACAGATGTTACAATGCCTGTTGAGATGTTCCCGACATTTATGTCGGTTACATTTGCCGATGCCTGATTAATAGCATTCTTTTCAGCAAGTTCAATCTGATACATTAATTCAGCCAATGAACAGACCGCCTTTTTGATACGCTTCTGTGAGCGTTCGTTTGTTGGCAGTCCGTCCACCAACCTGTCAAACGTCATTGTGTCCACAAAATCACTGGCTTTTTCTGCCAGTCGTGGAAAGTCGGATTCTGGCACGACATTGCCGAATGATTCTGTATAGAATTTATAATCTACATAAGCCATGCCAGTTACCTCCTGTGTTTATGATTTTGCTGTTACGCTCGCACTTCCGGCATTCAGTGCCTTGTATGTTCCATCGCACTCAACTACTGTGATCTTCTGTCCGGTTGCCGCCTTGATGTCAGCTTTTCCGTCCCAAGAAGTCCAGTTCCTGAGGTTCTGTCCATATCCAACAGTTACTGCGTCTGTTGCAACTTTGTATTTGTATACGTTGTTGGAGTTTTCCTTAGCCGGATTTACAGTGATTTTTGTATCACCAGTTGCTGTTCCTGCCGCAGATGTTACTGTCAGAGTACCAAGTGTTGGTGTCTCATCAATGGTGATTACTGCGATTGCGTCAATGTACTCCGCAAAAAGAGTAAGTCCCATAACTGCGAACGCTTCGGACACTGCTGTGTGATAGTTGCCCTGAGTGTGGAATCCGATCAGGTTTGTCTCGCCAGATACGGTATACACCAGACCTGCTCTTGCAAAGTCAGATTCGTTCGGGTCAACATAGTAAAGTACGATGTTCTCGACAGGGGTAGCAATAACCTGTCCTCTCGGGATTTCGCTGTCGGATAACAGGAAGATAGTATTGAATCCCATGAAATCTTCCATGTACTGGAAGCCGAACTGGTTCTGAATAGTGATCTCAGCCGCTCCAAGATATTCATATACGTCCAGAATGTTCACAAATCCAACAACGCCAGTCACATTTCTGTGCATCTGTTTGAATTTGTTTTCTACACGGCCTTTAGCCATTGCCAGAGCCATCTGGAATGTTGTTTCTGTGGAAGTAAGCGTACCGGTTTTCAGATAGTCGTAAAATCTGCCGGTAACATCAGTCTGAAGCTGGAAAAGGAATTCATCATCAGTCATCTGAACGGCGTTCTCATAACCATGGTCCTTAATTGCTTCGATAGATACAGCCTTTGCGTACTTCTCGATAGTCATTTCTGCATAGGTCTTTTCTTTTACAGTAAACTTGCTGTAAGGGATTTCCTCACCCTCACCAACATTCCCACTCTGTAAAGTACCCTCTGCGTACTTAGATTTCAGTACAGCACCCGGCTGCTTTTTGATAGGTCTCATGATACCCAGAATATCACGTAAGTGCTGCCAGTTTCTTTCGAATCTGGTAACAAAGTCAATCTCACGTGCCGTGACATGAATATCATTAGTCATAATAAGATTTGTTTTTGCTGGCATAAAAAATCCTTTCTACCCATAATTGTTAAGGTATTGGGTTAGCGGCTATACCCTGATGTATAGTCGGTGTAAAAAAATCACTGGAATAACTGGATATTCTGAGCGATTGCAGCCTGTCTCTCGGACGGGTCTTTGATTGCTTCGATATCTTTTTTGGTCATACTTCCCGGTGTCTGCTGCTGTCCAACGTGAGTGGTAAATCTTGCCTGATTCTGCTGAGCCTGCTGCTGAGATTCATCCACAAAAGCGGATGCGTCAGACTGTTTCATCTGTTCGATCAGGTCGTTTAATCCAAGGATTTTGCCATCTTTCAGCTTCAATCCGGCTTCTTTGATGTCTGCCATAACAGACTTCTTTGCTGCTTCGCTGGAAAACTTAACATCATCGAGTGCCGCTTTCAGAGCATCTGAGAAATCTCTGTCGTAGATTTTTGCGTTGAACTCTTTTTCTGCGTCCTCGGCTTTTTTCTTCCATCCAGCAAGCTCTGTCTGAATGTTTTCCGGGTCGATACCGTCAAAACCTTTTAAGGTTTCTTCTGCTGTCTCAGCACGTTCTTTCCAGTTGTCACGTTCACCCTCGACTTTTAACAGAGTTTTCGCTACTTCCTTTGCGTTCTTGTAATTCTCAGAAAGCGCTTTCTTTACATCTGCCTGTTTATCCTCCGGGATTTCAATTCCAAATGATTTTAATGTGTCAATAAGTTTCTGCATAACATCCTCCTGGTCGTGTTTATTGACCTGCCGCCGCAGGTAAATGGATTAAGCCAGTTAGACCACTGGCAAGGTAAGGAAATAAGGGGAATCGAACCCCTAGCCAATATCCTATGCGGATACTGTTCTACCACTAGAGCTATATTTCCATTAACCCGGATTCCCGGGTTAGCAAGGTGTTTAACGTGTCATGCTTGCCACGAGTTGTTTCGGATATTTATTTCTTTTTTTTAAAAAGAAAAGTATGAATAACAAAAACCTTAATCAAGGAGGTGCGCCATCTTGCGTGCCAGATGACAAATACGCACGACAGGATTCGAACCTGTTTAACTTTCCATTAAAGCGTGCGCACCAGCTACAAAAATTAAAGAAGGGAGGATTAAAACGAAAATGTCAAAACAACCGTTTTACTTGTGCTTCCTGCTGCACAATTACATTATAACAGATTTCTTTTAATTACCTCTCTACCACTTTTGCGTTTTTAGAGCATATCACGGAGTTTTTCCACGTATCTCTTGACAAGATCACGTTCCTCCCGGCACTCTGCATCCTTGGACATATCGCTCATTTCTGTTGTGAGTTCGTCCAGATGCTCTTCCAGAGCGGCAAGCATCTTTCTTTTGCAGTCTTCAGACTTGCCGGAGCGATAGCTCTGCTTCTGTGTCATATAGTCGTCATAAGCATCTCGCCCATCAGAGCGGCTGTAATGCCCTCTAACATAATGCTCGCCACGTCTGGCATAAGAACTGCCCCGGTCGTAATCCGGCATCATTCTGCCATCATTTGCGCTGTATCTCCCCATGCTATCACGCTTTCTTCCGCGTTCGCTGTAATCGTCATTGTAGCCGCTACGCATCTCATCAAGGACAGTGTTGTAATATTCCACTTTCTTGTCCCAGTAATACGTATTCTTGATATCTTTATACATATCAATCAGTTTGTATGTCATTTCCAGATTTCCAGTGGTCAGTCCACTGTCAGCGATTTTGGACAGCTCGTCTTCGATTCTTGCACATAAATCCTTAATGTCTCTCATAATCACACCTCCTACGCTTCTCTGGTTACGACAATGTTTGCGTTCGCAACAGAAATTGCCTGATCGCTTGTGTTCTCTACCGCGATATTAACGCAACATCCGCGAGGTACATCAATATAGATACCAGAGGACACATTATTGTACTGGTCTACTGCTGTCGGTGTGGAGATCATCTGTGAAGATAATACCGGCTCACCAGAGATTGCAATAGCCAGAGAAATAGCTTCAACAGTACCGCCTGTTGGAATTGCGATATTACCAGAAAAATCCACAAAGAATCTCGCTTTGCACTGGTTAGTAAGTCCTCTCAGCGTAATAATTCCACTTCCCTCTCTGTGCTGAATGCAGTTAGAACCTTTAACTGCTGTGTTTGAAAACACTACGTTTCCATTTGCTGCTACCGTCTGAGCAGCTACATTTGTAAATTCTGCCATAATTTTTACCCCTTTCATATCACAAAAGGACAGGTCTCAGCCTGCCCCTCTGTGTAATACGGCATAAGCCGACATTCGAATCAATCGAAAGATACTCTCGATATGAAGTTATCAGCAATTGCATCCAGTGTTGCATCCACATCCGTAATATGTGTTCGGGTTAGGAACCTGATATGCCGGGATCGGTGCTGGATTGATTGCATTAATGAGCTGCTGTGTCTGAGAAGCCATTGCAGTTGTGAGAAGTGCGCTCTGGCGATCCTGAGATGCAGCACGTCTGAGATCATTATTCTCAGCCTGCAGACTAGAAATCTTTTCATTGCAAAGATAGTCAAGAATGGCTCTTGTTCCAGCGTTCTGACTGTCAATAATGTCTCTTGTATTGCTGTTCATGGTGTTCTGCAATGCGCAGGTGTTCTGTGCCATATTGTAATTTACGCCCTGAATTGCTTCTCTGGTTTCGCAGCAACAGTTCGCAAGCTGTGCCTGTAAAGCATTAGTATTCTGCATATTAGCCACAGTATCGGCATTAATAGCCTGCTGGATTCCGAAGCCGGTCTGCATGATGTTTGTGTTGATTCCATTGAATCCGGTAAGCATACCATTATTCATGGCATAAAAGCCATCGCACAGGCCACTGTTGATTCCATCAAGTTTGCTGATTACCGCTGAATTGTCGAATCCTCTCTGAATGTCTGCCTGAGTAGCTGCTGTGGCTGCATATCCGCCGCCATTGCCATTATTGCCCCAGCCGTTGTTTCCCCATCCGAAGAAGGCAAAAATGAATAAAACAATAATCCACCAGCTACCATCTCCACCAAACATACCATCATTATTTCTACCGTTTCCGGTAGCAGCGGCAATATCTGCTAAGCTATAATTTCCATCCATAATATAATCTCCTTTATTGGTATTTACATCAATCTGGCCAGATTGTAATGTACTATTTCATTCCTTTCAACATGTGCTGAAACTGTCCTGCCATCTGCTGAACCTGATTAAGTTGTTGCTGGGAAATCCGTCCAGACTGTAACATCTTTTGGACTTCTTCCTTCGGGTCTCCCTTGAAATTCTGCTTAAACTGCATAAACTGCTGTATCATCTGCATTGGCCCGTTTCCCTGCGGCATCCCACCACTGAGGGCATTGAATAATGGATTACTCATCTGCGTTTCCTCCCTTGACCGCTGATTCCTGTGCGGTATTAGCCCTAACAGGTTCAGAAAAAGAATTTAATCGGTTTATGATAGCTTCGTATTTGCCCTTTAAATCGTCATATTCCTGTCTGGTGACGTATTTACTGTCCATGTTCTGAACAGGCTGTTTAGGTGGCATCTGAGTGCCTATTTCGTGATACTCAAACGTCCGTAATGGCTGTGGCATACCGGAAACGTCTGTGGATTTTATATAGAACTTTTCGCTTTCTGAATCCATCAGCAAAACACTTGTTCCGGGTGCTACCAGATAGGATTTTGCACCTACTTCGCCAGATACCCACAGGATTCCATTGTTATTCTGCTGGGGTTGCTGTACTGGTTGAGCCGGCATCTGGACAGGCTGTTGCTGAAATTGGTTCATCTGTCCCGGAACACCAAAACTATATTGATAAGGATTGTTATATAATGCCATCTTATGCACCACCTTTCTGATTATATTTTTACATAGATGTATCAATCTAAAAAGTTCAAAAAAGTATCGAAAAAGTATTGACATACCACCAAATTGGTGGTATTATATAATCATCAAAGGAACGGAGGAAACAGAAATGAAGAAATACAACTTATCAAAAATCATGAAAAGAGCATGGGAACTGGTTAAAAAATCTGCAATAACAATTTCCTCCGGTCTTAAGAAAGCATGGGAGGAAGCGAAAACAATGGAACAAAAATTAGTTGAACTCGTCGGAAGCCCAAAACAGATTGCATGGGCTGAAGATATAAGAAAAAACATGATTTCGTATTTATCTGCTCTCGTTAGAAAATACGAAGCTGAAGACAGACCTGCTCGCGCAGAAAAAAGAGCTAAAGATATGGAGATTCTTAGCAACATCAAAGAAGCTTCATGGTTTATCGAAAATCGCAGTTATGCCGTATATTCTACAAATTATGATTCAAACGATTTAAGCGAATTAATGGCGAACCGAAATGAAATGAATTTATATGAGCGTATACATAAATATGTCAAAGAACATTGATAGAAAGGGGGACGAAATGTATGTATAAATATAATCAATCTGAATTTGAATCCATGATGGATGAATTAATGCATGATTTCAAGAAAGGCTGCGGAAAATCTGAAGCCGAACTTGATGTAGCTTACAAAATCTTAAATCCCTCTCCTGTCGGTGGGTTTGTCGACAGCCTCGTTAAAATGGATAAAGATTATAGCACGAATCTATGGGAGATCAAGCGAAAACAGATCAAAAGTTTTATACCTGAATGCGACGGATACCAGTTAGACGATATCGTGGCCTATTGCCGTGCGAAATTCTTTAAAGAAGAAGTCGGTCGTATCATATATGATAATTCTATCGCTGAAGAATGTGATGTTTGTGTATATGCGGACGGTACTATATTAAGTCCGGAATGGCCATATTTATGTGCAAAAGTATATGTGAGTATTAAATGGATTGACGAAAATAAAACCACTTACACCCGTATTTTCCCATCCGCGGTAGGATTCATGTCTTACAAAATAAAAGGATCTATGGAAGATGATCTGAAGCAAAAAGAAAATATGTCCACCATGGAAATGCGTGAACGACTAAAAGTATCTCGAGCAGAATTCTCAAGGAGGTACAACATACCGATTAGAACGCTCGAGAACTGGGAATCCGGAAAGAGCAAATGCCCGGATTATGTGAGACAGCTGTTAGAGCGAGCTGTCTTAGAAGATTGCGAAGTGAAATAGGAGGCGTGTAAAATGATTAAGAGAGTAAAACTTGAAACCATTTATAAAATGGCCAAAGAAGATAATGAGGAAATAAAAAATCGTAAACTTTTCCCGGACGGATGGGATGAAAAAGTCTACGATTATTATAACAAATTGTCGAAAGATTCATACGACGTTGAAATGTTCATGGGATTTCTGAGTGGCGAAGATTCTCCGCTAGAAATGGCGTACGCATACAGGAGAAACATGTATATCATGTTATATACGATGAACGCAACAGATACAATGGCATTTGTGGACAGCGAATACGATATATTTTACATCGTGTCAAAAGACGGCGACGATTATAACAGCTGGGAATGGTGTTTCACAAACAATATTGACCCGATCAAATACAGGGGCGATGACGGAGATGAGCCGGTCCCGGAATGGCTCATAAAAAAATACGAAGAACAAATAAAATCAGAATAAAAATAAGCCCCTGAGAGATAATCCCAGGGGTTTATTGTCGTCTTAACACACTTTAATTATTTTATTATTCACCCTCCGGCTTAATCGTTTCGCCGTGGATATACTCACGTTCATCTGTTCGGCGCAATATTCAAGAGTGTATTCCTTACATCTCAACCGGAACAATCTTTCTTCATCCGGTGTAAAATTGCACTCTAACAAGAACCTGTCTATATCTTTCTTAGTGAATACATATAACTTCATGAGCATACCCCTTACTAATGCTAACGTTGATTCTGTGCAAGATAATTTGTAAGCTTCTGTTTTGTTTTTTTTAATTCTTCTACATTATTCCCACTGATCTGACTATCCAGCATGGTCGATAGCACTTCCAGAATCAACGAATCACGCTCTGCAATCCTCTGAAGACTCTCGTAATCTCGTTTGTCATGTTCTTCCAGTGTCTCTACTCGCTTATTGAGTCGAAATGCCGGTGTAATCCACTTAAAGATTACGGCTGCCGCCCCTCCGACAATAGACACCCCTCCGCAGATTGAGAGGAATATTTGTACAAATTCTGATATGCTCATTTATTCTCCTTTTCCCAGTAATATACCGGGATCTCATTACCGGAATCCCATGTATCGAAATATTTGCCCTCTTGTACTGTCACCACATGACCATCTATGCAGAGGATATATGTGCCTGTCGGATGGTCTGCACAAAAGTCGTTGACTGTATAGATATATCGCTCTGACTGTTCTATAAGTTTACGTCTGTATCCATGCTTATAGAGATATGCTCCCCAGACATAGTTTGCACTTGGCATATCTGACAGAGCACACGCCTGTACCATTAATCCGGCAAATACCGTTTCCCAGTCGAACCCGGTTGCCTTGCATATTGCCCGGACAACGCAATCTCCTGTTCTCTTATCCTTAACAGGATTCGGATTGAAATATTCCCATTTGCTCATCAATCAATCCCCTTTGCTGTTTTATATCTCTTTGCCGCTCCTCTGGCTTTTGCGGCGTTCTGGCGGTTCCACTTAGCGATCATAAGGCGGTCTTGTAGTTCTCTTAGGTCGTTCTGTTTGCAGTAATCTTTGTATGCAGCATTTTGTTTTTGGAGAAGAAAAGACTTCCGGTCAAGGTCTTGTTGGAGCGCAAATTTTGCCTTTTCACTCGGCGCATTGTCAACTCCTGCTTGCAGTCCAAGGACTTCACGCTTTGTTTTACGGATTCTCCGTTCATAAGTACGTTGTCGTTGCTCTTTTTCGTACTGTTTACCTTTGTTGGCTTTATCCTGTGCCGATAGTTCTGCGTAGGGATTGAATTCCCCATCACTTGCTCCAAAACTATGCCGACAATTGACTCCTGACAGTCCACTTGCCGTTCCATATCCGGTCAATGAGAACGGCGGAAATTTCTTGCTCTTGCCAGAACGAGAGTATATCTTTCCTTGCCACCATGAGTGATTTCCCGGATTCTCGCCGCCGTCACCTGTTCTGGCTCCTATGTGCGCACTGACCAGAATCAAATCCCAATCCATTTCTTCCATGCGTTTTAGAGATATATCTCCCGTAGCCTGAGCCACACCGGTTCTGACAGAACGTGCGACTGCTGTTTCAATCGTGTCTTTTCTGCCAGATGGATATATGACGGTAACACCATCACTCACAACATTATTAACTGCCTCTTTGATGGCTTGCGTATACCCAACTGCCCCAATCATTACATGATTATATGCAAGGTCGCATTGCTCGATATAAAGCCTTTGAGCGGCACTTGCAGTTGTCCGTGTGAAGTTCTTCCACTCGCCCATAGTCGCAAGCATATTCCGTTCCATGAGCCTTATCATAGCTGGTGACTGTTCGAGCGGTACAGGGCTTAATCCTGCCGCCTTGTATATCTTATCATCATAGTTCATTGCAGTGATTCCGGCATCCTCAAACGCTTCAAGAAGTTCCTGTTGTTCACGTTTGGTGTATTTGGATAATTCTGCCAGAATGTCCTCGAGCAGTTCGCCGGATTCCTGTAGTGTTCTGATTCTCCAAGCATCGGCATTAGTCAGAATATAATCCTCACCTCTGCCAATCCTTGCCATCATCCGCGACACGATCTCAGATATGATATACTGATGCAGCTCTTCAGCAATCTGTTCGCTACCCTCTGTTATCCGGCGTAAATATTCTGGACTTAACATAACTATTCATCTCCAAATAATGTTGGTTCGTCTGGTTGAGCTTCTTTGACCATTGCTTTCGCTTCTTCTAATACTTTTACTGCTTCAGGCAATGTTTTATATGATCCAAAATAATATTTCTTCTTATTTCTTTTAATTTGCACCTTATAAGTTCCCTCACTATAATAAATTCCCTTATATCCTGTTTTGTTATCTTTTCTTATCCTCTGATTCAAACACTGAGTTTCACTATCAGTCCAACGGCAGTTATCTGGTTCATAGTTTCCATTCACATTTATTCGATCTATGGACAGTCCTTCCTTATATCCATTGTTCAGTGCCCATTGTATAAATGCTTGCGGTTCTTTTTGCCATTCTTCACAAACTTTTATTCCTCGCCCACCGTAATAAATATAAACTTTGTCTTTTGGGTTATTACATCTCCCCTTCATTTTTGTATAAACATTGTACAACTTTGTCCTTGAATATCCATGTGTTTTTACAACTGATTCTTTTTCATAATTATAACATCCGCAGCTTACAGTACTTCCATTTCTTAAATCTCCATGTCTAACGATTGTGATATTTCCACAATCACATTTACACTTCCATCTCCGAATCATTTTACCTGTTTTACTATAAATTGGTTCAGCTTCTTCCATAACTACAAGTTTCCCATATCTTTCACCCTCAAGATGCAATCTTATCTGATTTTTCATATTATATTCTCCTTTTATACGTATATACTCATATACGTATATCATAACATATTTTATTCTTTACGTCTATACGTATTTATGGTATATTCGTATTAAAGGAGGTGCCATAATGGGTAAAATTAAATTTACGACTACCATAGATGAAAATTTATTGGAGCAAATCAAAATTCTTGCAATTAAAAAAAAGTGTTCCGTAGCATCTATTCTTGAAAAATTAATATCTGATTATTTAAAATCTAATTCAGAGGGAAAATAAATCCCTCTTTTTTATTCATCATCAAATAATCCTTTTGCTTGTGTTTTTTCTGCTTCTTTTGTCATTGATACCGCCTCGTCTTTCGTCATTCCTTCAAACTTCACGAAATACAACCATGCCGGAACCTTGCCAGTAGTCACATACTGCCACCACCTTGCACGGTCTTCTTCTCTGTTGTAAGTTATGTCTCCGAAGTCGTATGTTACTTCATACGCACCAACCGGAGTCAGACCATACAGATCGGCAAATACATTCAGTGCATAGATCGTACCGTTGAGACAGTCTTCCAGTTTATCTCTAACATCCTTAATCAGCTGGATTGTCCGTCGGTCGTCTGCTTCTACCTGCGTAGCCGTCACCATACCGGTTTTTTCGTTAAAAACAAAATATCCGTTAGAGAATCCAATCTTATATCCTATCTGGTTTAGAAGGGCATTCATGCCGACTATACGGGTATCTGTATTGAGAACTGGATTAATTTCTTGGTAGAATTCTTTCGCGTCCTGTCCGAATACATTCTTAACAAAGTGCGGTAACCTCATCTCATTCCGTCTGTTCTCCATGCCCTGTGGCGACATAGCTGATACAGGTGCGCCGTTTGGCATCAGCAGTCTATCATCTGCCAGAACAGTCTTCTGCGAGTCAAAAATTTCTCCGGCATTTCTGCTGTATGCAATGTCGAAGTCTTTTAACTCTTCAATGGCTTCGGCAAAAATTGGAAGTCCCAGTGGTGTACTGATATCCACGTTGTTCGCCTGTGGTGTCCGAAGTACTCCGTATAGAGGTCCGTCCAGCTTCTCCCCATTTGCCTTGAGAATCGGCGGTGTATCTGCCATAAGGTCAGCCCATTTAGTCTGTTTAAGATCAATCTTATCTCCAATACTCTGAGGAGATTTCGATACATAAGCTCTGTTAGAAACGTAGTACGGATAGGTTGTCATGCCGTCCACGGTAGTCTCAACAAATCTATGATATTCAAGCCGTGTATAGTATTTCCGCCCGACAGTATAAGAATCCTTGAATATAATCCCTTTGATCTCCTGATTATCGTAATCTACAATCATCACATCTGCCGGTGTAAATACGTCAAGCCCTTCTCCATTCGGCTTGATGAATACCGTTCCGTAAGCACAGCCGTATTCTACCCAGTGCCGAATTTGGAAATATACTTTGTCAATCTGCTCCTGCAACCACGTTGCCCTTGCAGAACCGTCTATCTGAATACCGATTGCCAGCGTTGCGAGCCGGGCTGTCTCTGAGCAGACGGATTTCGCGAAATTAATCGTCTTGATATTATTCTTATCATCTAGCCATTCCGGCGCACCTCTGTAGATGTTTGCACACCGGTTAATCAGTGATTCCATCTCCCGGAATTCTGCTGCCTGGATGTTAAAATCCTCTTCGGCTTGTTTTTTGAAAATCATATTGAACCACCTTTTTAGCGTTGTTATAAGTCCCATTTAATCTACCTTTTAAAATCCATCCATCTTACAGAAGTATCTCACACAATAATGTCTTCATATTCTACAACTTTTAAAATTTCGTTAATGTCAGATGATCCATATATTTTTAAACCGATGCTTAAGAATTTATTTATTTTATCTGAAAAGTACCTATCTAACATTTTATGCACTATGCCCCCTTCTCATCGACAATGGACTTGTCGCATACCTGAGAGAATCTATCCAGTGATCATTGCCATCTGGATAATCTGCGATAACTTCTCCATTGCCATCTACTTCATGTTCATAATTGATAATTTCCTTGTATGCTCTCGGCGTTCGTGCCGGATCAATGACTAATGTTCGGCACTGTAACCACTCAAAAGTATATTTGCGGCTTCCCGGTGTAACAATAGCCCTACGTGCTGGAAGCCCTGCATCTCGGAAGTCAATAATGCTTTCTTCTTCATCAACTCCGCAAGATATTGAATAATCATCGTATCCCTTTTGTTTTATCTGGCCAGCCATTACTGTATTTCGAATTTTACATCCGCCAAGCTCATCCAGCAGGATAACTTTGTCCTGATTAGGCACATAAGCCACACGAATAAACGCTTTGGGATCCGGGTACCATCCCCAGTCTTGTCCCTGATAGATACTTTGATACTTCTGAATTTCTTCGTCTGGAATCGTTCGGATTTCCAACAACTCAAAGATATTTGTACCGAGTCCGACAGGTAATCCAAGATATTCATGCTGATAGGCTCTTGGATTTGTCTTTTTAAGATGCTCCGCATCATCAAGGAATTGTTGACCAAGCCATTCAACAGGAACTGATCTGTAATCACTCTTATGCCTGTAGCTATCGTCTCGTGGTTCTTCTACGTACACATTTGTCCAGTTACTCCGGCTAATTGGCGGATTGAATGTCTTAAATACAACAAACTTACTGCCACCTCGAAGGACTGACTGCTGCACTGTACGAATTTCTTCAATGCCCGAAAATTCGTCAAGTTCCTCGAACCAGAGATACTTGAAATATCCCTTGCTTGTTTTAATAGATTTAGTCTTTTTTGCCTTGTCCAGTCCTCTGAATATGATCTTCTGTCCGGTAGGCTTATAAGTGTACTGCATAGGGCTTACACTGGTGTCCCATAGTTCATTGGCTCCGAGCGCGTCAATTCCCCATGCTATCTGTTCATAAACGGATTCTCGAAGTGTGTTTCCAACTTTACGGAAAATAACGGTATTTGACATTATGCCGTTCTCTGCGTCCTGCATCATCAGGAAAGGAATCATAACACCCACGAAAGACGACTTCGTGGATCCACGCCCACCATACAAATCATAATAAGTGTGTTTTCCGTCCAAAATGTCCCAGAACACATTGTAAAAGGCAGGAGCTATAATTTCATTCAGATTAATCGGATTCTCATTCATTCTGTTTCTCCGGCCTTGGAATATTATTTACAATCGTAATCTTTCCATCTCCAGAATCATCATTTTTCTTGTCAGCATCCCATCCCTTAAAATTATTTCTCAAGCTGAACTGAGCGCCATTTGAACCGTCACGATCAAATAGCCTTTCCTCTGCGTACTGTTCTACCATACTCTTCGCGCGCGTTATCGTGTTACAAAATTCCTCTTTTCCTTGATATCTTAATAAATCCAATCTGCTTGTAAATCCTAATGCGAGAGCTAAACCAGTTACTGTTGGAGGCTTTCGATTAATAACCACCGGATTTCCAAATTTATTCAATACAGTTTTTCCATTATCATCTTTTAATATTTCGCCTTCGCATTCTTTGAAATAGGCGTCAATTTTTTCTTCAATTTCGTTCACTGTCTTATATATTGGTGGTCTTCCTACCTGTTTTCCCACGTTCTCACCTCCAGACATAAAATGCCCTAGCATAGTTATAGTTATATATACTATAATACCACACTCGGGCGCACGTAGCTCTCTACCACTTTTATAAATTTTTAAGTTTTTTAAAGTCTGCCAATTAATTTGGCCAGATGATAATATTCCGCCATGACCTTACGTTTGTAGCCATAGAAGTCATTTTCCGTTGCGGGAACTGTCCTGATCTTCTCCATTGTCCGATAGCCGATGCTGTTCACGATGCTGTCATAGATTTGTGATTCGATTCCGGGTGCATATTTGATAGATACCTGCAGCAGATTGTATTTATCGCTTTCGCTAAGATTCCGCAAGTGACTTTGTAATGTTGGTATATCGTCCGGCGGTACTCCGTAATCAATCAGTGTTGCCTTTCTTAACTTCATTTATTTCACCTTCTTCATTTAGGTTCCAGTCACATGGTATGCCTTGAAAACATTCTGGACAGTGTTCGTAGAATCCGCAGCCTTCGCAATCCACTGGCTGTCCAGTACAATATTGCTATAGTACATGGTACGCTGATATAGCAAGGTTTGGTGTTATGTCTGGTGTAGGTTTGTCTGGCATATTTATACCTCCATTTTATTAATCTACCTCTTCATCATCAATCTCAACAATTTTTAAGTCTGCAAAATCGCAACACATCGCAAACCCATCAATCATTTTCTTTTTAACACCAAACACTTCCATAATGTAAGAATTATCCTCCATGATTTTTATTACATCTGATTTTTTGACATATTCAGCCATTCTTCATCTCCTCCAGTTTCTTTACCGTTTTCCTGTAATCTCTGTTTGCAGACCGAAACATCATCAGAAGTATTTCAGATACAGGCCTCGCTCTGTTGGCTCGTTTGGCTTTCTTGGCACATATAAGTTCGTTTCCTTCTGGGACATATATTCCTACATGATACGGGATTTTCAAAGATACTGTTGCAGCTAATTCCCCTGGCATAACCAAATAATTGTAATCTCCAATGAAATTCAATCCATGGCCAGATTTGAAATCTTCAATAGATGACTTGATTTCATAGCAATAACAATCACCTTTTTCTATCCCGGAAACACTATTGTTCACTGGAACAAATTTCATATAGTCCACTCTAACTGCATAGTTTGTAGAATAATCAAACGTCACCTCTTTTGCCCAGTAGATACGAGGATCGTTGTTCGGATTGATTTTCTTTTCAATCATGGTTGATAATTTTGCTGTAATCTCAGGTCTTGTCATTTTGAACCTCCTCCAACTTCTTCTCTATCGGATTAATAATCTCTTCCAATACCTGCTGCTCATAATTTTCTTTCCAAAATTTCTCTCTTTTCCAAAACGGAACTTTTTTAACTTCACCTATTAAATCAATACACGCCATAGCTGTCAGCATTCCCCAACATCCATCACAGGCTCTTTCATTACACCAATTTTCAAATTCTTTAAATTTCATTCTTGGGTTCCTCCAACTTCTTCTCAGCTTCCTCACGTGTGAGAAATACTATTCTTCCAATATCTTCTAAACGGTAGCAACTTTCTCCCATATCTTCTTTGCCTATTGCGTCAAACCTTACAGCACGTTCATTTTTGTAACAGAGAAAATGAATTTCTGAAACAGTCATCGGAATAATCGGTTGCTTGGCTCCGGCATTCACTCTATAAACCGTGTCTCCAACCTTACACGGCAATTTCACAAGCAAGCCCTGTTCTTCTAAATCCTCGTAGTCAGCAAGTTTTTTAATCATATTCTTTATTGTTTCGCAATTTCCTGCGCCCTGTGAGCAGCTATCGCAATATTCACCACACTCAAACTCTCGTTTTTCGTTATATGTGATACTATCATCTTCCCGTTTTGTTAATCTCTCCATCTCTTCCACCTCTTATCGCTTGCTTTTATCGCTCGTTTTCATCGCTTGTTTCTGCAATCTCTCTCAAACAGGCATTCCAACCAATCTTGAAAAGTGGCTCGAAATCTCCAAGTTTCCGGTCTTTCTCGTTATCGAATTTCTTTGGCAATGGCTTCAATGGACACCATTCAGGCCTTGATTTGCTTTCACAATCATAATGTTCTTCTGTCATCAGAATTTCATTACAGCCTAAGCATTCAGCTAATTCACACAAACCCTCATATTCAAGTTCACCGCAGTATGAAATTCCGAACGGGCAATCATAGCAATTCTCTGGTGTATCTATTACTAATACTGATTTACTCATCGACTTCACTTCCTCTCAGCATCAGGCTCAAAGTATTGTACCCCGGGCAAGTCCTGACCCCGTTTCTGGTATCTCTTAACGGGACACAGTACGGATATAATGCCATGACCTCATAGACGTGTTCTGTGGCATCATCGCCACGCTGGTCGACGTATTTGAAGCACTTTCCTGGTCTAAGAAAATATCTTGCGCATACATACGCTTTTGTTCCAAATATTGCACTTGCACTACTCATTCAACTCTCCCCATCCTTCACGATTTTGATTGCAACTTCAAACGCATCAGTTTCACCCTCGAAATACTCCGATGCTTTCTGTAATGCAGCAGTTCTTGTCTTTCTTGTTTCCAACTGCTCCACAACCTTGTCCACATCAAAAGCTGTCGGCTGTTCTTGGACAGTTGTAATTGCAAGATGTGTAAATAAATCCATCGGAGAAACATCATTTTCCGCAGCTTTCTGCTTTTCTTTATCCCAATACCATTCGCTCATTTCTTGGATTAATTTATCAGCGTCAATTAATCTGCTCATTCAACTCCACCACCTTTCACGATTTCTATTGCTCTGTTCAGTCCAGCATTATATCCTTGATGTACGTCAGATAAGATACATTCTGATTCAATGAATTTATCTCTTTTCAATTCACTGATGACCTTGTCCACATCAAAAACTGTAAACTGCCTGTTGACGCAATTAATAAACTCTTTCTGGTCAGAACTAATACTCGTGCCAATTTCCCAAATTTTGATGTATTTGATTAATTCGTCTGCATCAATCAATCTCATAATCTTCACACTCCTCTGCATATTCATAACTGTCCATATCATCACATCTGCACTGGCAGGAATCCTGTTTAGTACAGCAGATGCAGCACTCTGTTTCACTGTCTGGACACTCTAATTTACATCTTCCCATTAATCCAGTCTCCCTCTTTTTCGAAAATTGACATTTCCATTGATTATTCCATCCATATCTTATAATCAATATAAATAACAATCAGATCTTCTTCGAGTGCAGTAATCTGTGTGACTGTGTTTTCTTTTATCTCTTCAAAAGCGTCTTTTGTATAGTATCCACAATTTCTGTTTGTAGAAAATATAAGTTCACAGTCGTGCTCGCCTCTGACTTCTACCATTGTTTTCTTATCTATAACGTCCAATAACTGCCTTACTTTCATGTTTAGTCCTCCTCCCGTATGATTTCCTTTGCGCATTTTCTACAGTAACAGCCTTCAAGTCCCTCTATTTTGTACAGGAAACACGTCCATTCTACATTCCAGATTCCCTTGTCATTGCATCGTTTGCAACTTCCTCGTCCCTCGCCTTGGCATTGCGTTATTTTCACTATGTTTAGCCCTCCTTATATGGTTTTGGCAAGTACATCCATGCAATAACTTCACCGCCTATACATTCTCCGTTCCATTCACCATAGTCATTAATGGACGCTGTCTTTAACCACTTTCCGTACATTCCACAAAAACCACTATATTTAACAGTTGCAATTACATCTTTATGTTTCTCCGGCAATCTCTCACTGACCGGAATCCAGCTGATAGATTTTAAATGCTCAATAACTTTCTTCTGTTCATCTTCCGATTTACAGTGTATTACAACGTCATAGGTATCATCGTATGCACTAAATGTGCCGTCTTTATTCTGGATAAGTTCCATTGCATCACTCATACTTCCACCTCCTCATAAGTTTTTCTGAATATATCTGGCTTACACGGATAAAATTCACCGTGAACACCGCGGATGATATAATCGCCAATATTCGCCAGATGTTCGCCCTCAAGCGTCTTAATAACCAGACCGCCTGGAACCTTCCAATGGTCGATATAGAAATTCTTACCTTCTGCCGACATGTACTGGTCTGTACACTGATAGTCCGTCAGGAAATCGAACATTTCTCGCTTATTTGCACCAGTCCACTGTACCGTATCAATTACAACTGGTTTCTTTCTGTACTTCATACAACCACCTCACTATCATCTGGCATCTGATGATCAATATGTCCATTTACATAGGCTTCCTGAAGCATATCCAGTACCTTGATAGCTTTTTTCTTTGTGGAATATTCTCCGAGTAAATAACTGCATCCAGTGATATATGATGTTACAACTGTTTTTGTAGTCCCTTCTGCAATTTCGATACCAGCTGATACATTAAAATTAACTAATATCTCTTTATCCTGACTTCTGATTAACATTTTGCGTCCTCCTTATAATTCTCGATCGTAGCTATCTTACTTTCGTACATAGCGATTATGTTTTTAAATCTGCGAATATCATTATTGTATTTTTCCAAGAATGTTTCTTTTACGAACTGATAATTAGGTTCTCCCAACACAATGTACGGTGTTGAAGAACCAGAAATTGTTCCGATATCTTCCTTTTTCACATACCCAATGTAGATTCCTTCTGGAAACCGTGTTACCGCTCTGTAGGTTTTGGGTTTCTCGATTACCTCACATTCCTCAACTCTGATCTTGAAAACGTAGTCTCCTAATGTTTTGGTTTCTGGATTATATTCTCTGTCGCTATCTAAAATGTAGAAATATAATTTCATTTTGCGTCCTCCTTATCGTTCGCTCTTTTATTCCATGTTTCTATTGCATATTCGGGATTGTTATAATGCCCTGTACCGCAAAGACAGTTACCGCATTTTACAAGATACTGAGCATTACCTAAATATCCCATTTCATCATCGGTAAAAATTTGCGCCTTTCCTCCGCAAAACGGACAAGGTTTTAATTCATTCATTTTGTGCCCTCCTTAATCTTAAAAAAATCGCATTCAGTATTGCATTTTTTCCACTCATCTGAATATTCTTCGTACCCATCTGCTCCATTCAAATACTTATATGCAAGCACATTCATACATCTTTCGCAGGCCGTAGAATAAACAACGAGTGCTTCCTGTAGCGTATAATCTCCGCTGTTTACCATTGCCATTATGACATCTTGATTTCCACCTCCAATACTTGTGTGAAAGTTAATAAGTGGTGTAGTATCCGTTCCGTAATCCCATTTTCTTCCCCATGGCTGCCACCACTTTCTTGTTTGGCTACACCCACAATTAGTGCATATATGGCCTTTCAATCCATTTATCAGGCCCGTATCCTTTTTCCAATATTTTCTTTTGTGTTTGCACGTTTCCTTTTGAGATTTGTTATGTACTGCATAAATGCTTTCCGTTATTTGCAACGGGAAACAAGAATGATACGTTCTTGCCTTTTCCGGTGCTTCACACATTAAATCTTCTTTTTGATTAATCACATTTCCGTTTTCATCCTCGTACCAAATTCCTAATTTCAATCTTGCTTTATCAATATTCATTACTTACCTCACTTTCCCCACGTAAGTAACTGACACGCTATTGTGCAGTCCTCCATGATTAATTTATCCAAATGCTACCTGTCCGTTATTCTCCGGGATTCTTTAATACAATCCCTAACTCTTCTTTAATAGCGTCTACATAATCAATCCATTCTGCCAGACCGTCATTGATATAATCAGCAGCCCGGTCAAGGCCATTTCTAAATCTCTGACAGCGTTTCTCGCCAAAACCGAAATCATCATGCAGAACGGCGATTGACAATATTACAAATGAATCCGCTATAACCTCTTTTATCTTTTCTGATGCTTTATCAAGGTCTTTTACTGCCAGAGAGGTATGTATCCCGGTCGCACCCCGGAACTTGCATTCCTGTTCGAGGGCTTCAATCCCGCCCTGCCGAACAATTCGTCTGGCGAGATCAAGGCCGTCTTCCCTGCCCCGTTCATATTCACGCATTTTATTCATTGTGTTAGACCTCCGCTCTTTTTTAGTTTTCCCATCCAACAGCTCTCCTTATCTTCTGAGTCAGAATGTCAAACTGTAAGAATAATTCCCTGTCCTTACATTTCCTTGTTTTTATGTCACAGTCATAATCATTTATCTGATATTTCCCTTCTAACAGGTCGCCATTATCCAGATATCTTTGAAAGACGCCTTTAGAAATCCCGAACCGTTCCAAAATTTCTATTCTGCTCATACTGTCGACGAATGTACCATCTGCTGTAACAATGTCATAAAGTTTCATTTTATCTCCTTACTTATCTTTCTTATTCCGTACCCAACCGGTGCATATGCTCTGTCGGTGCTGGGATGGTTCGTCTTGAGCAAACCATCATCAACCAGATTATTGATATGTTTCCAGACCGTAGCTCTCCCGGCATCCACTCTTTCAGAAATCTCTGTAATTGACGGTGCGTATCCAACCAGTTTGATATAACTGATGATACACATATAAATTTCTTTTCTGAGAGCCTGTCCCTGCTCGTATCTATTCTTCGTGTTGTACATTCTTTCTCAACTCCCTTTGTTTAGAATCAATAAATTTGAAAAATGCCAAAACAAGTTCTTTGGCTAATGGATCTGGATATACTTCTATCAATTCTATGCAACGGTCATAGGCTGCTTTTGAATATTCGTCAGAAAGTTCAACCAGATAAAATTCTTTTATTGATTCCCATAATTTAGGCATAAACATTGCCATAATTGGAATATCTTCTTTCTTTACACTTGCCATTTCTTCTCCCTTGAATGTGTAACGTGTAACATAAGTATTTAATTTTTCCTATAATTACCTTTTTATATAATTATTAAAATATACTTTATAGTAAAATATTAGTTACATTAGTTACATTAAGTAAAAAATCCAGTATTTATAAGGGTTTGAGGGTGTTTCCAGAGTGTAACTAAGTGTAACTAGCCGTAACTAAAATCATTCAAATGGTATCTCACACTCACACATTTTTTCAAATTCACTTAATTTTCTGACTTTTTGGTAGCATATCTGCGGACCATACTTTCCGCATCTCACCCGCTTCCCGCCGTTTTCCCTTTCCCATCCGTCAATGCAGTTCTGCATGATGGAGTGAATTTCATTGGACTCGAACCTTGTGGGCTTGCGGCCCTCGTTACCCAGCGCCTGTTCATATAACATTGCAACACAAACGCGTGGCTCCGCTGTATGGTCTAACCATTCTTGAATAATTCCGACTCTTACATCCTCTTCCATGAACTCCTCCTGTTTATCCTCTATATATTGTTGTAAATTCTTCGGAAGAATTAATTTAGGTGTTCTATCGGCCTTTTCAAAAAGCTCCATAGCTTCTCCCCAAGCATTTGTAAAGTCTGACGCTACGGCTTGTGGATCATCAAACATGGACTTCAGGATATGTTCCTTTCTTGTGACTATCGGAAGGAATCGCCTATTGCCTGTTCTATCGGTCAGAAAACGGTCGTTGTTGGTTGTTCCGGCAAACACACACACTCTTGGTCTCTGCTCTGTTCTGCGCCCATATGGAGGCCTATACGTGTCTACTGTGGACGTTAGAAACGCTTTGATGCTCTCGACCTCTTTTGCTTTTTTAGTAGCCAGTAGTTCTGCAAGTTCCACCATCCACATACCGCGCAACTTTTCCGGGGCTTTGTCGCCCTCGACTGTATTGAAGTTGTCGTTATACCATGCGTTATTGAGTGATAAGAGTCTCAGAAATGTAGATTTTCCAATTCCCTGTGAGCCGTATAACACTGGCATATAGTCAAACTTACAACCAGGGTGAAAAGCCCTGCTTATCGCACCTAACATAAACAGTTTCATACACTCCCTGGAATACTCCGTGTCTTCTACTCCCAGATATTCTGGAAGTAATTTACTGATGTATCCCGTCTTTTTATTCCACTTATTTTTGTGAATGTCAGTAAGCATATCAACAACAGGATTGAATCTGTTTCTGTTTGCCACGATATTAAGTGCTTCCATGATCTTCTCTAGACTCTTTAGCCCGTATTTTGATTCAATGTATGACTTCAAATTACTGTCATCGCTGTTACTCCATTCCCTATACATGTTTATATGCTCCCATGGGAGGCTTCCGCAAACAAAGGGCGCGTATGATAGCTCGTTATATTTGATATGCCCGTATAAATCAGGGTCGTACTCAATGGCTTCGCACATATTCTTAATGCTCTGAATCATTGTTCCTTTTTCTGTAAAATCAAACTCCGGCTCCCTCCATCCTTGCGTTGCAACCCCCTCTGAGTCAATATGAATAGGCTTTCCTTTGTCATATCTAGTCGCGCTTGATACAATGACTTTGATCTCCTGTTCAGTTAATGGGGGTGAGCAGGAACTTTCGTTCTCAGCCATGGTAGCGGCGAACACTGATTGATCTGATGCTCCCTTCGCTTGCATCATACACGCAAAACGAAAAAGCATCTGATTTCTTTGTCCTGCTGCCACAATATTTGGCATAGTAAAAGTTGCGCCTTGTTTCTGATTGTCATGGTTCAAGAAGTATTCTACATTGTTATCAGCCTTTGCAATTTCAAATTCATCCGGTGAATATTCCCATTCGTACCGATTGCCATTCTTATGTATTGATGGAGGAGCTACTACATACCCGCCGTTTCCACGAATATCTACACCATCAATAATTCCGGCTCGGTTCTTTATTTTGCCATTTCCGCGATAGTACAAATGGTATCCGCCACGCCCCGTGATAGCCGTCCATGTTTCTGGGAAATCCCCGTGTTCACGCTGCCAGTCTTCAAGCGAATGGTATCCATCTATTCCGCGATCTTCGTCAATATCTAAATCAATTACAAATACATTCTGGCTAACTGAGCCAGTCGCAAGACCTATGTTTGCATTTGGGTATTTCTGCCACCAGGCTTTTATCTGAGCTGCGTCCGTAGTTGCGTCTTTACATCCATTTCTGGTAAGCGGAACTTTATCGCGGTATTTTAGCGGGAAGACAGCAAATCCTTTTTTAGCATATTCGATAGCCGCATCATACATACTTGGATATTCATTCATTGTAAACTCCTATGAGCTGGTTTAACGTCTCTGGATTGTTTAAGAGATTAATGAAATCTACTACCGTTTTTTTCCGAATGGAATATATCTTATTATTTGCATCGTGAGCAACGATTGTTCCAGAAGTATAAAAACTCTGAATTATGCCGTTTTTATTACGCACATTAAATTGTTTTCCATTATTGAATGTTTCCACACTGAATCCTGCATCTATTAATTTTACATAAACATACAAGCTTTTATCCATCAAACTCACCCCTTTCAAGTCTTTCTTTTAAATCTCTGTATAAAATTTCTTTTATCAGTCTCCCAGATGTTTCTTCCTTGCAAAAAACCACATTCATGTTGTATCGGACCATCCACGCAACGCTAGAAGCCAGGAATGCATTGGAGTTGAATTTACTTCGATATTTACTGTTCAGAAGGTTTTCCCAGCTCGAATTTTCACAAATAAGATAAATCCTACATTTCTGATCTAGTGCCCGTTCAAACTCTCTTTTGAATCTCTCACGCCCTCTGGTAAAACATGTGGCTAACTCATCTAAATTCATTTTCCGTTCTACCACGCAGAATGGCTTAATGGTTTTACATACATCGAAAAGTGAACTGCCATCTGGTAATATTGCATTATAGGTGTAATCACCATAATCCAATGTTGCTCGACTGTATGGAGCAGAAAAGGATTTATACCGCTTCTCCGCTCGTTCAGTCGCTTGCTCCCTGGAATCAACAAGAATCTGGAAAGACTTTAAGACTTCTTTTTGATTAAAAATATCCATTAGTTGAATGGCATCTCCTCATCGGTTCCATCTGGAATACTCATGAACCCATCTGAATTAGCGTGTGAAGAATTATTGCTGCTTAAAAGTCTATCCTTTGGAAGCCTATAATCACCAGAGCGGATTTTGTCGACTTTACAGAAGGTAGCCAAATTAGTAGCTCTTCCAACGCTTCCATCATTCTTCTCATACTCTCTTTCATTGAAAAGACCACCAACAATTTTGCCTTTGAATTTCTGCTCATCCCAGTCAAAGTGATACCCTGGATTGGATTCTTCAAGAGCTTCTGTAAATGTTTTAAAACGTCTCTTTGTCCAGTTATCTTTTTCTGATCCGTCATCATTCGGAATGTTCAGAAGATAATTGCAGTGCCATTTCTTATCTTCACTCTGCTGAGCTTTATATTCTTTTGCATAGAAGCCCGCATATTCGCCTTCTACGATGTCACAACTGATTTTTACATACTGACCTACACTGTTATTGCAAACTTCGGCTCCAAGAATTTTTACCACATAGCCGCCTTTTGGAAGCACTTCATAATCTCCATAAGCCTGTGTTTTTTCGTAATCTCCAAATCTTTTAATTGCCATGTTTTTTATCTCCTTTTAAATATTTGTTATAGTCATAGCACATAGAAATAGCTTCTTCTTTGCTTGAACATTTCCTGTACTCACGAATTGCTCTGTCACGGTATAATTGATGGATATAACGCGATTCGCATCTTATCCGGTAGGCGTACCGGCCTATTAAAAATACATACCAGTTTTGCTCTCTCATCAAAACTCCTTCATGACTTCAATGACCTTCGTAATATCATTTTGAATATATTCCTCTTCGAATGCTCCCAGTGGCGTTCTTGCAGTGTCGTTATGAGAAGTGGTTGAGAAACAATAGGTGTTCTCTTGCTTCATTGATCTGAACAGCCAGTTGAATTTACTGTCTATGTTATTCTTCTCAGTTTTTCTTCCATTGGTCTTAATTCTGGTAAACTCATAACCTGCGTCAGTCATTTCTGTTTGTGTGTGGAACAGCAGGATTACTGTCAGATCATCTCTGAGTTTTGATGGAATATCCACCAAGTCCCAGATGCTCGATGCGAGGTCCATCCACTTGTCATAGCCTTTCTCTTTGCATCTCCTCATTTCGTCCGATACCATTAAGTTATTTACGGTATCAACAACGAAATAATGGATATGCGGTGCTTTTTCTGCAATGTTTAAAAGATATTTGACTATAGTCTGCGGAAAACTGGTCTTCACATAATTGTTCTTATCAGTGGAATACTGGTCTCTCCAACCTTTCCAATTCAGACCTTTTCCATCGCAATCACAGTAATAAGTTTCTTCTGGATTGAGATTGCGAAGGGATGTACTTTTACCACTTCCAGGCTCTCCCATGATTCCAATTAAGTTTGCCATAGCTCACACCTCCGCTTTGTCGTATACGATATGCTTGCTGCCTTCTACAATCAAAAGACTTGCAATCTGACGCATTGATAAAGTACTCTCATTGTAAATTTCTGTCAGCGCATTGTATGCTTCTCCTGTTACTTTTACCGCTGCGTCTTTTTCTACTATTGTTGGTTTCTTCCTCGCTGGAATATGGATTTCAAATTCAGTCATTTCTGTTCCTCCTTATACGATTTCTGAGTCGTTAAAAGCCCATTTAAGGCCTGTACGTAGCTCGCCAATGTTCTTGCCTTGTATGACTCTTCAATGGGGTTATCTGGGACTGTGGCAAGTTGTATGTCGATTAGTCTCAAGACTTCCTGAATGCGTTCGTCCATACTTACACCGCCTTAAAAAAGCAATACAGGTTATCAGATGCATCTCCGAACTTCTCCCCATCGATATCTTCAGCCTTGTGATATTCCACATGATCCAGAGACATATCGCAGTTCTCATAATCCAGAATGTGATCACCTCTGGATTGAAGCTCTCTAAGCAGTTCATTAATACATCCTGCTATCTCCAGACTGGGAAGAAGTTTCATAATCGCTATCTGTTTACTCATTTGGACACTTCCCATCTATCAGAAGTTCCAACAAGAATGCTTTGATTTTATTAAGCTTTTCACGGCTTTCTTTCTCGTAAAATGGATTAAAAGATACGTCTTGGTACAAATCCCACTTGAATTTGCTGTAGGGAAGGTGAACGTCTTCTTTTCTTTTGAGTCCACATATGGTCATGCTATAAATTGAATAACTGAACGTGACACTTGCTGTCGGAACTTCGTTCGCAACTCTTTTACAAAGTCCATAAATTTCATCAATCTCTCTCTCAAACATCTTCTTATCCTCCTTATTTTCTACTGCCAGTCTGCTTTCATCTGGCGTACCGCCCATGCTGCCGAGACACCAAAAAGGATGTTCAGCCAGATAGGTATATCCACATATTTCCCGGCAAGCATACAAACAGCAATTAGCATATACTCTTTCATTTCATTTCATTTCCCCTGCGATCCACGCAAGGTTGCTTGCCACCAGTGCGGCGGCTGTCACAATCCATGCAGTGAACCATCTTTTTGACTTTTTTTTGCTTTCTTCGACAATTTCAGTCGCAAGTGCTACTTCGATGTCAGCCCATGTCGGCTGATTTTCGTTTCTAATTTCGCTCATATCTAGCTAATTTCTCCTTATTTTTTCTTATTTGTCTTTACAATTAGCAGATAGAGAACTATAATGTATCTATCCACTAAGGTGTTTTAGTGGTGCAAAGCTCCGGGGTGGAGGTGTCAGCTCCCTCCGGGGCACCTACTTATTAAGAGCAGCTTTGCCTTTCCAGACATGTCCGGTCACTTCATAAACCTTTCTGGGGCTTATGATGTATGTGATTCGGCCACCGGAAAGGTTTTTTGCTGGCTTGTTATTCTGCACAGCCACACCAATCGGCAACCATCCATACACAATCCCTGCTCGAATTGCTGTAATAGGAAGTCCGATCAGTTGACTCGCGTCGGCTACAGTCAGAATTTCTGATGAGAATTCCGGCATCTGTGGAATGCCTGATATGATTCTCGCAACCTCTGCGGCGAACTGATGAACTTCTGCATTTTCTTTGATGTAAGCGTTAACTTCGCTCATTTCATGCTCCTTTCTTATTTTCTTTTTAGAAAAATCTTTCGTCTTCCCATCAACCTATTGTATTTCCTTTCCCCTCTACCTATAATGCATTTACAGGCACCGACATGCCGAGTATAACGAAAGGGGAATTATATGGTTGAAACAATTACACGACTGTATCATTGCCACAAGATTCACAAACACGTGACTGTTTATGAAGAGTATGAGGTTTCTGATAACGGTCGCCGCCTACTGCGGTGCTCATGTCCATATCATCAATACACGGAAATGAAGCCGCACTGTGATGGGTATAATGACCATGGTTTTCAATGTGGTTATGCAAAAAATCAATAACCAGACTCACTAACTCATCTGATCGCTCGCTGGGCGATATGTAACAGTAAAGCCGTAGGTCACATTTGCAACAGTCTCTACCAGATTCTTTGCAGTGCTGGCTGACGGCTTTGTTAAATTGTAATGCGTCCATTTATTCTCCTTTCTGCTCTGGAATTTTCGGTTCAAGAAACTTGTCAGTCCCAACAGATAACGCCCCGCAAATTAATTCGTATTCATCGAAATCTAATCTGCGATTTCCATTGAGAGAAAGATTGAGTTTCTGAACAGGAATGCCAGTTTTATTGGCGACAAATGTCTGTGTTATGCCGTTGTTCTCAAGGTATGACTTAATTTTTTTACCAACGCACATTCTCATTTCTCCTTTCTGCTTGAATTTCGTTCTCATCGAACAATTACAGTATAACTTCGAACTATCCGAATGTCAAGAAGAAATTTCGAGAAAATCGAAATTATTTTATTGACAGTTCGAAATTTCTATATTATTATTAATCATGAAAGGAGGAACCGATAATGACATTTGGCGAGAAAATCAAGCAAGCCAGAACGGCAAAGAAGCTGACTCAGAAGCAACTTGCAGAAAAAATCAATGCAAAGCATAATTCAATTAGCGACTGGGAAAAAGATAAGTGTAAACCAGATATGGACACCATTGAGCTTCTATGTGGCGTTTTGGAAGTAACACCGACATACCTCATGGGTTCTAAAAACGATGACGATTATGCAATCATAATTGGAAATCTTATGTCAGAACCTGACATCTTAGATTTTATCGAGGAATACAAAGCACTCGATAAAGAAGATAAGAAAGCAATAAAACAAATAGTTTCATCACTAAACAAAAAGAGCAAGGGTTAATCCCCTTGCTTCTTTGATTTTAGATATTTGATAAGAATTGTATAGACAAATTTTAACTTGCCCTCATTTTCAGTATTCTCTATCATCTCAATAATTTCCTTCTTATAATCCATAAATAATCCTCCCTGTCACAACTACCACCTACACTACAGTATATGTCCGGCTGTGGAGAAATAGAACCGAACATTAGTTCGTTTTTGCTATTATACCACCTATTCCGACTCTTGGCAACTGCCAAATGTACACATGGACTTTTGTTATTTCATACACAAACTTTGCAATCTCAAAGAAAATTATGCTTTCACAGAGGAAAAATGCGAGATCGCAAACTTTTCCACCGCCGTTGTTTGTATGTGAATACTTCTGGGCAGGATGCTCCCGATATACCATATACGAATGAACTATCTGCATATCCTTCTGATTATTATTGAAAATTATCTTTTGTGGGGTATGTACAAGACTAAATACCTTATAGATCAGCAAGAGAAGTACAAAGCACTTAAAACATTTCTTTTTCATCTAAATCACTCTATTTCGTTCTAAATCTTTACAATATGCTCTTAAAATGATAAAATAAAAATACCACGAATAACCGTACTTTACATAATATTGCAAAATCAGCGGTACAAAATACATAATCCGCATAAAAAGTGCGAAGTGTGGCGAATAAAGCTATTAGGAGGAGTAATTCTATGAGTAAGAAAAAAGGCGGAAAACTTAAATGGGTAGTTTTAGCAGTTATTGCCGTTGGTGTTATCGGTGCCGTTGGTGGAAATTCGGATTCAAACACCACGTCCTCTTCTGGCACATCTGCAAAGACGGAATCTGCAAAAGAAGTTGATACGCCCACACCAATTGAATACACATCCGTATCAGTCAATGATATGATGTCTCAGCTTGACAGTAATGCAATGGGTGCATCTGATAAATACAAAGGTAAATATCTTGAGATCACCGGAAAACTCAGCAACATTGATGCAGCCGGAAAATATATTGACCTTATGGCTGATGGAGATTTTGAGATTATTGGAGTCCAGTGTTACATCAAGAGCGACGATCAAAAATCTAAAATAGCATCTATGTCAAAGGGCGACACCGTTACTTTAAAAGGAAAATGCACAGACGTTGGAGAAGTTCTTGGATATTCTCTTGATATTGAAGAAATAGAATAAAATAAAAACCGCCCCGGCATTGGCGTACCGGGACGGCGTTTATACATCTCCGGAGAGATGCTATACTCTGGTCAAGACATATTGTATCATCTTCGGAGCAGTCGAACAAGACAGAAAATTTGTTCGGCTGTTATTTTTATACCTAAAACAGCTATATAAAGAAAAGAGGAATAAAAATGGCGAAGAAAAGAAAGAAATATCCAAAACTGCCGAATAACTTTGGCTCTATCCGGTACCTTGGCAAGAACCGGAGAAACTGCTTTGCAGTGCATCCACCAGCTACACCGGACGATACTGGAAAGTTAAAACGTCCGCCGGCAATCTGCTACGTAGATGACTGGATAAAAGGCTTCACCGTCCTGACAGCATACAAAGCCGGAACGTATAGACCGGGCATGGAGCAAACACTCGAAGTGTCTCCTACAATGGACATAGACGCCCTTGTGAACCGCTTAATTGCTGACTACAATACAATTAAGGGCGTCGAAGGAAAGCACCCGGAAATCAAGAAATTGACGTTCTCAGAGGTATATAAACAGTTTTATGCGTGGAAGTTCCCTGAGGGGACGAAACTGTCATACAGTTCAAAGGAAGCATATCGGACAGCTTATACAAACTGCACCGTTCTGCATAATCGCGTATTCGAAGATTTAAAGGCTCCTGATATGCAAAAGGTTATTGATGATTGTAAGCTGAAAAAGCAAAGCCAGATGGCTATTTTGACTCTGTTCAAGCAGATGTACAAATATGCAGTCTACTCAGAAATCGTAACGGAAAACAAGGCGTTATACGTCCATGTCAATGCTGATAATGACACCGAACATGGAACGCCATTTTCTGATCAGGAACTACAAATTTTATGGGATAATACCGACGATCCAGAAGTGCAACTCATTCTTATTATGTGTTACTCTGGATGGCGAATTGGCGAAGTGTTAAAACTTGCAACCAACCTAGAAGAAAAATACTTCCAAGGCGGTATCAAGACAAAAGCGGGTAAAAACAGAATTGTTCCGATACATTCCGCTATATACCGTTTTGCTGAGCAGAAAGTACTGGCACAAGATGGGAAACTATGCGTATATACTCAGCAGCATCACAGAAAAGCACTGTTCTATCCTACGCTGGAGCGTTTAGGAATAGTCGGTGATCCGAAACACACGCCACACGACTGCCGACACACCTTTTCTGCACTGTGTGAAAAATATGGTGTCCGGGAGAACGACCGAAAACGAATGCTCGGCCACTCCTTTGGTGGAGATATTACAAATGCGGTGTATGGACACAGGACACTGGAAGAACTACGGACAGAAATAGAAAAAATAAAAGTTCCATTTGTGACTAACTGTGACTAACGGAACCCATTTTAATCTTTCTAAAACAACCGAAATATCATTATCGAAATGCCGGAAACCCTATTAAAATCAACGTTTTCAGCGATTTTGCAAGGATTTCCCACATTTCATTTTCATTATTCTAATTTTATTGATTGTGACTAACAAATAGAATTTAGAAAATTGCGCAAATGCCTGTAAATACAGCGTTTTTGGGACTATTATATTAGGAAATAATATTTTTATTTGTGACTAACGTGTGACTAACGATAACAGTCTAAAACTTCCGAAATGATACAAAATATGTTTATAAATAAAGTTCCCGGGGAATTAACCCCGGGATGTTTTTATATGGCAATCAAATCTTTCCATGTGGCGGGTCCACAGACTCCGTCCACTTCCAGAACATCTTTCCTAGATTCCTGATAAGCTTTCAGAGCGTAAATCGTGTTTGCATCTGCTGTCCATGTAAGTTTCAGGGTTTTGCCGTTTTTGCCTTTAAAGCCCCTGGCTCTTAATATTTCCTGTAAGAGAAGCACAGATGTATTTTTGTCTCCTGCTTTTACTGTCTCTGGGTTAAACATATATTTCTCTCCTGTTTGTGCGGTATTAGGCAATGCATTTTC